ACGACTTCGAATTTGACTTTGAGGTTCACGACTTTGGCGTCGAGGATGTCAACGGAGTCGTTGATGACTCTCTTTGAGTTTAACCAAGTTTTGATGTTCTGCTTTAGAACTTCGTTGGTTGCTTGGAAATATCCGTTTACTTCCGATATAACATAGATGTTTATGTTACGCAAGTTTGAGTCGATGTCTCTTACTATCGAGCATCTCTTTACTCCGCCGAAGCGGGGAGGCATAGTTAGGACGAGAGACTTATAGTCTTCCATTGTGACTGCCCTGTTCTGAGCGGAGTGCGCTCCAGAGATAAGTTCTTTCAAGTCGTTTATGTTTGGAGCCGAGACATCGCCTTGGATAGGACTGTCGTTAGTTGCTTCGATGCTTGTTTTGACTGCTGACATTTTAGATGCTGATAAACTTGTCCTACTTGGGAACTCAACGTTTGCGCCGACTACTGATGTGATAGTGTTGGCTGCTGCGTTGGAGTTCTGGGATGTGTTGGCTCTGTAAACGACTCTGATGTCGGTGTTTGCTGGCGCTATTCCGAACTTGTCGCTCTTTACGAGGTTGGACGGATCAAATGATTTATCCGTAACGTAAGTCTTTGAATGCAAGTCCATTACGACATCACGGGGTTCCACCATTGATGACGCTTTTAACTCAGAATCTGAGCCGTATCCGAATAAAATGTTGGTTGCGAATCTGTCTCGTTTGACGACGAAGCGTCTTGGGACGATGATTGGCTTTATCACTGCTGGGGCTGTGACGTTAGTTGTTGTGTCGTTGTTGGAGATGGAAGTAAAGATGGTGTTCTGAGAGAGATTCTCAACCTCAAAGTATTCATTTCCATTAGAATCTGTTACTGAAATTATCTCGGTGACGTTATTTCCTGGTAGTGATAGGCTCCTGAACTTTACGAAGTCTCCGATATTCCTGAAATCTTTAACTCTGTTTTCTCCAGATACGACTTGTCCAGATGCTCGGACGGCATAGAAAGTTGGTTCGCCTGTTGTTGAGTTTGTCTTGGCGACGACTATTTCGTTTTCCGATGAAGCAAAGTTTACGTCTGCCGTGAGGGTGAATAATGCTGCTGCTGTGGAGGATAGTGTTGAACCTGCTTTCACTACTGGTGCATAGTTCATGTCTGGACCTGAAGCATCGCTGTTTGCTGGTATTAAGGCATAAAGTGTCACGATTCCGTGAGTTGCTCTTGCTCCTTGGTGCTTATATCCTACTGTCTGCCCATGTTTGAGGACATTTTCGTATTCTACTGCTGTGGATAGGAAACTTTCGTTTGCTTGATAATCAAGGTAAAATGAGAGCATGTCGCTTGTGTAAGCGACGGAATCCAACATGAGAGCACCGAAACCTGCGGTAGAGAAATCCTTGAATGTATCTGGATAATATCTCTTTGCGTATCGTAAAAGATCTTCCTTGATTGTTTGGAAATCTCTACTTAGATAGTTGATACTTACGTTGTCTCGTTTATTACTCACTATTTTGCCCTCTTACTAAATACTCATTCGGTGAATATTTTAAACCTTTATATTTAATGCGTCTGAAATGAAAGCGGATGGTATTTCATAGTTTATAACAAGATGTACGTAATTTGAACTGCTTGAACTCTCAAATGAACTCCTTATCTCTTCTCCGTTCTCGGATACGAACTTGATGGAGCGGATATTTACGCTCGGTAGATAAGTTCTGACTTGTTCTTCTATTTTTCTACTGATGTCTGATAATGTTCTCTGAGTGTTGTTCATGAATAAGTAACGCCTTAGTCCTACTCCGAACTTGGGATGCATTATTCTCTCGCCTGGTGACGTTAGTATTATCATTTTCAAGTTTTGGCGCGTCATTTGCTTGAGTGTTTTATTCAAGGCGATGCCGTCAACTGGATCAATGTATAATGGTAGTTTTGGTGATATTCCCGACACTTGTTAGTTCTCCGCTATATAAGTAGTTTCAATATCTATTATGTTTTCAACTTTTCCAAGAACGGATCAATGTATACGGTTTCCCCTGCTCCGTTAAGACAGGCGAGGAAGGTTTGTAGGGTTGATAGTTTTGTTTCGGAGAGCATGTCGAATAGATTTCTGCCATTCAGTTCGTCGAGCGCTTCTCCATAGAATACAGCGTCGTCCGATAGGGCTGATTCTTGATAGAGTGCCAATGAAGATGCTATTTCCTTTATGGGGAACGTTTCATACAGTAGCGTTTTGTATTCCTTGCTCTCAAGAAGATTTGTTTTTAATGTCATAAATATTTCTTCTTTCTCGGCGCTCGTTGGTTCGACTTCTTGTTCGCATGAGAAAGATACTATTTCTCCCTCTATCCTCATACTCAAAGTAGACTCCTCGGTTTCTGAACCGTATTCTCTTACCCGAACCCCTGTTTCGTGAGCAGGTCCAATCCGTTTTTCTTCTGTCATATGAACGTCAACTTCTTCCTCTTTTGGCATTTCTGTGATAGCAGAAGAGACATTGTATCTGTAAACAAAATTGTTGCCCTCCTTTGTCTCTGATTTAATAAATTTTAACATTCTCAAAAGTTCTATACTTGGGTGATCGGAATGATAAATTAAAGTATCTTGCCAAGGAAAATCATATTTTTCGACGATATCTTCATAACTTAGATAAACTCCTTCTTCAATCGGAAGGCTAATATCTATTAATCCAAACATCTTCATTTCAAGAAAACTATCCCAACTTGAATAATTCCAGTTCAATTCAAGTGCTGATGAAATATTATCTTTTATAAGCGATGCTTCGGTTTTTATCATCTCTTCTAATGCTTGCGAGCCTGAATCTATTTCTTCGATATCGCTTCCTAATAATATTTGTATCTCATTGTACTTTAGGGCTGTATCTTTCATATCGGAGAACAAATCGTCATCAAGCGCATTGAACGATTGCTCGTATTTTCTGATGTTGTATTTTATTTTCTTTTTTACTATCTCTACAAAAACATCGTCGTCCATGAAGTCTGTTCCATAGACATCAAACACTTGTATCGCTATCATTGCACTTTCGACTATCGCTGTTCGAATGAAAAGTCTTAAGCCAGATATAGTTCCCGCTCTTCTTAATGGCGTCAGCTTGTCACAATAATCATCAGAAAAGCTCAATGGAAATAATTTATTTAAGAGTTCTGACATTTCCTCTGTTATTTGAGAGTATCCTAGAATATCTTTTGTCGGGTATGTCAGGGCATCTAAACCTGCGCCAGAGGGTTTGCCATTTGATATGCTATCTGCCATTCCCTCTACGATTGATTTATATATTTCATTATCATCGAAGCTGTCAGTCAATATCTCCAACTGCTCGAACTGAATATCCTGTAAGTCATCGATATCTATTATATCTATTGTTCCTATTTTGTGCTCTTTTAGCCGCCCTGTGGAAATAGTTCTCCCCAGTACCGACTCGTTATCGCCTATTGTGTAGTCGGCGCTTGTATATAAAATTCCTTTTATACTGCCGTCAGTTTTAGACTCGGCAGTGACGATATTGTCTGTAAAGTCAGAGCTTCTTACTACATCATAAACGCCCGTATAGGTGGTTTCTATATGCGTTACTACAAAAGTTCCAGCTTTATGATCATGGTAAACATGAATCTCAATTGCTTTATTATCTGGTATTATATAATCATAGTAATCGTCACTTGTCATTGAAAATGTTTCTTCGATTTCGCCCCAGCCGTGATCTCCAGATTCTACGAATAGTAGAATTGGTTTCTGCCACATATTATTGGCATAGGAATGGAAATCGCCTATAGTTTGTATACCTGTTTTTTCTTGATAATCTTCCCGCATTTGAATTACGACACCTCTATCCTTGTCGTCGAAGTCAGCGTCCCAACCATAACTATATGTGCCAATTTCAATACTATTGATATCTTCTTCCCATATATTTGCTCGATGTTTGCTTGGTTGAGCGTACCCTATGCTGTATTGTATTTTTTCAGAGTTGTCAATATTTTCTGTAAACGATGTTTTGATATTATCAGATATTTGCGAAGGCTCATTGGAGGTTATATCCTCCCACAAGGCTGGATATAATACTACTCCAAAATTGAAATTGTTTATTGTTGAACCGTACAGTCCCTCAATGGCTCGTTCGAGAGCGTCGGCGATAATAGGTGGCGTTTCTGGTATTAGTGAGTCTTCTGAACCAAATAGAGACGGGAAGGTTGGGAACAGGGAGCCGTCTTGGAATGACTTGAGAAGCTTATGTATCTTCTTTATCTTCTCGATTAGTC